GGATGAGAACACCTTTAGTCTGGAACTTGCCCTCGCAGGGTTCGCAGAGGACGAAGTAAAGGTTTACACTGAAAACAGTCAACTCGTTGTCGAAGCAGCAAAAGCAGACACAGACCAACGCGAATACGTCCACCGTGGTCTCGCTGCTCGTTCCTTCACTCGCACCTGGACTCTTTCCGATGACGTGGAAGTCAAGGAAGTGAAGTTTGAAAACGGGATTCTGGCAGTAGCCTTGGTTCGTATTGTTCCAGAGAATCATAAACGTTTCTTGTGGTTTGGTAAGGACCAATAAATACAACTGAATATCGTCGGCGCGGGGAGCAACTGGCAAAATCCAGTTGTGTCCCCCCTTTTTGTGCTATAATACATACAGGAAATCAAAATCAAATGTCAATTAGATTAGTCTTGTTGAAATCTGGTGAGGATGTCATTGCTGATGTTACTGAAATGAACATCGGTGAAACCAGGAATGTGGTTGGTTACTTTCTGGAAGATCCTTGCGTGGTTAAAATTTACAAGGGTGAAGAAGAAAGTTCTATCAAGATTCGTCCTTGGGCACCTCTGAGTAAAGATAAGAAGATTCCAGTCCCTGCTGATTGGGTCGTAACGATTGTTGAACCTGTTGATCAACTTCTAGAACTGTACACTGAATCATTAGAAAAACATGGAAAACCTCAAGATCCTGGTGCTGCCGAACCTGACTTTACTGAGTCAGATTGATGAGGTTGCTTCTGAGTTGGGTTCACCTGACTGCAAACTGACTGAACCTTTTGTGGTTACAGAGAGTGGTAACTTGGTTCCCTGGTTAGTGGATCTTACCAATCAGAACACATTCATGATCCATTCTGATAAGATCTTGACACTGGCGGACCCCACTGGTAAACTGAAAGACAAATATGAGGAACTTCTGAAGTGAGATTCTATACCAACGTTCAAGTTCTTGGCAACGATGTGCTTGTCAGAGGATATGAAGATGGTAAGAAAGTTCAGTTCAGGGAGCAGTTTTCTCCAACCCTATTTGTCAAATCCCAAAGAGAAACAGAATGGCAAACTCTTGAAGGTGAATATGTAAAACCTATTCAACCTGGAACAATCAGAGATTGTCGTGAGTTCTTTCGCCAATATGATGGTGTAGAGGGATTCAAGATCTTTGGTAATGAGAGATACATCTATCAATACATCTCAGATAAGTATCCTGAGGATGAAATCAAGTGGGACATTTCCAAGATTCATCTTGTCACCATTGACATTGAGGTGAAGTCGGAACAAGGATTCCCTGATCCTGAGCACTGTAATGAAGAGATGTTGACCATCTCCATTCAGGACTACAACACTAAGAAGATCATTACCTGGGGTCGTTATCCTTACACTCCCAAGCAGGATAATGTGACATATCACTACTTCCCTGAGGAAGCAGATATGTTGAATGCTTTCCTGTATTGGTGGTCTAATAACTATCCAGAAGTTATCACAGGATGGAACACAAGGCTGTATGATATTCCATACATCTGTGGTCGTATGGAGAGGGTTTTGGGACCTAAGAAGGTCAAGATGCTTTCACCTTGGGGTAGGGTGAACGGGGAAGAGATCCACATTTCTGGACGTAGGTACAATGTTTTTGATATTGCTGGAATCACCAGTCTTGACTATCTGGAACTCTACAAGAAGTTTACTTATGTGAATCGTGAGTCCTATCGATTGGACTATATTGCGGACGTGGAGTTAGGTCAGAAGAAGTTGGACCACTCTGAGTTCGACACCTTCAAGGACTTCTACACTAATGATTGGACGAAGTTCGTCGATTACAACATTGTTGACGTGGAACTGGTTGACAGGATGGAGGACAAACTCCGTCTGATCGAACTGGTCATCACGATGGCATTTGATGCCAAGGTGAACTTTGTAGATCCAATGTTCCAGGTTCGTCTCTGGGATACCATCATTTACAACTACCTGAAGAAGAGACACATTGTTGTTCCTCCTAAGGATAGGAGTGAGAAGGATGATAAGTTTGCTGGTGCTTATGTGAAAGAACCCAAACCTGGTGTTTATGACTGGGTGGTGTCCTTTGACTTGAACTCTCTTTATCCTCACCTGATGATGCAGTACAACATTTCTCCTGAAACTCTGGTGGATGACAGACATCCATCAGTCACAGTGGATAAGATCCTCAATGAGGAACTGACATTTGAGATGTATAAGGATTATGCGGTTTGTGCCAATGGTGCAATGTTCCGTAAAGATGTCAAGGGATTTATGCCTAAACTGATGGAGAAGATGTACGCTGAGAGAAAGGCATTCAAGAAACAGATGTTGAAGTCCAAACAGAAGTTGGTGGACATTGAGGCAGAGATGAAGAAGCGAGGTCTGAAGTAATGGGTTATTTGATTGGTGGTGCAGGTGAAGGTGCAGAAGAAGAAGTAATTGTATCTGGTAAGGATTACTCTAAAGTATCAGATGCACAACTCCTCAGGATGAGAGATCAAACTGTAAAGGATATTGCCAAGTTCAACAACTTTCAGATGGTGAGAAAGATTTGTTTGAACTCTTGTTATGGTGCTATTGGTAATCAGTACTTTAGGTACTACAAACTTGCTAATGCAGAGGCAATCACTCTGTCTGGTCAAACATCCATTCGTTGGATTGAGAACAAAATGAATAAGTTTCTCAACAATATCCTCAAGACTGAGGACATTGATTATGTGATTGCATCTGATACTGACTCCATCTATATCAATTTCGGACCCGTGGCGGATAAGTTTCTTGCCAAGTTTGAGGGTGATAAGGAAACAACAGTTAGTAAGATCAATCAGATCTGTGAGGAACAGTTGGAGCCTTACATTGACAAGTGTTACAACCGTCTTGCTGAGTATGTGAATGCATATGATCAGAAGATGCAGATGAAACGAGAGAACATCGCTGATCGTGGCATCTGGACTGCCAAGAAGCGTTACATCTTGAACGTGTGGGATAGTGAGGGTGTTCGTTATGAGGAACCCAAACTCAAGATCATGGGCATTGAGGCAGTGAAATCATCCACTCCTGCTCCCTGTCGATCAATGATTAAGGATGCACTTAAGTTGATGATGAGTGGAACTGAGGAAGATGTGATTGATTACATTGAGAGTGCTAGGGCAAAGTTCAAAAAGATGCCAGTGGAAGAGATTGCTTTCCCTCGTTCAATATCTGATGTAAATAAACACAAGAACGCAACAACCATCTATGGTAAAGGTTGCCCCATGCATGTGAGGGGTGCTCTTCTTCATAACCACCACATTAGAAAGGCTGGATTGGAGAACAAATACACCATGATCAACAACGGAGATAAGATCAAGTTTGTTCAACTGAAGAAACCAAATCCTATTGGAGAGAATGTGATTTCCTTCACATCAGATTTTCCCAAAGAGTTGGGTCTTCAACAATACATTGATTATGATCTACAATTTGATAAAGCATTTTTGGAACCTGTGAAGGTAATCCTTGATGCTATTGGATGGAATGTTGAAAAGACAGTAAACCTCGAATTATTTTTTGGATAATGGATTTCCTCAAGGACATTGTAAAAGAGATTGGTGGAGAGTACACTCAACTAGCCTCAGATATTGATGAGACTGAAACTTATGTGGACACGGGTAGTTACATTTTTAACGCATTGGTTTCAGGTAGCATATTTGGTGGTGTATCTGGGAATAAGATTACTGCTATTGCTGGTGAGTCTTCTACTGGAAAGACTTTCTTCTCTCTCGCTGTTGTTAAAAACTTTCTGGATTCTAATCCTGATGGTTACTGTCTTTACTTTGATACAGAGGCTGCCGTTAACAAATCCCTACTTGAATCTCGGGGCATTGACTTAGATCGCGTTGTTGTTATTAACGTCGTTACCATTGAGGAGTTTCGGAGCAAAGCACTCAAGGCAGTGGATCTATACCAAAAGAAACCAGTAGATTCCCGCAAACCGTGCATGTTTGTATTAGACTCGTTAGGAATGCTTTCCACAGAGAAAGAGATTACTGACGCGCTCAACGACAAACAAGTCCGAGACATGACCAAATCCCAACTGGTCAAAGGTGCCTTCAGAATGCTCACTCTGAAGTTGGGTCAAGCAAACATTCCAATGATCGTAACCAATCACACCTATGACGTTATCGGAGCTTACATTCCAACTAAGGAAATGGGGGGAGGCAGCGGCCTCAAGTATGCAGCAAGTACAATCATCCATCTCGGAAAAAAGAAAGAAAAGGATGGTAAAGAAGTTATCGGAAACATTATCAAAGCTAAGACTGCTAAGTCGCGTCTAAGTAAGGAGAACAAAGATGTTGAAGTCCGTCTTTATTATGATGAGCGTGGTCTCGATCGTTATTATGGTCTTCTTGAACTCGGTGAACTCGGTGGACTTTGGAAGAATGTCGCAGGACGATATGAAATCGATGGTAAGAAAGTCTATGCCAAGCAAATTCTCAAAGAACCTGAGGAGTACTTTACTCCTGAAGTGATGGAGAAACTGGACGAGATTGCCAAGAAAGAGTTTAGTTATGGTTCGTCTTGATGATTTGATCCGTGTTTATGATAGTGTTTTAGATTCGAAGACTTGCAAAGACTTAATTGAAGTTTTTGAATCTAACGAAGATAAACAGGAGAAGATTGATGAGAATAAGAAACCCTGCTTCACTCAACTCAATCTGACTGCGATTTCAGAGCAACATAAGGACCTTCACAACAAACTCATTCAGAACACGTTTGCTCACCGTGATGATTATTATGAGTTTGTTGACAAAAGAGTTTTCCCAGAGAAGCACTCTTTTGAACAATTCAGGATAAAGAGATATAATCCTGGAGGACAAGAGAGATTTGACACACATGTGGATGTGGGTGATCACCCTTCTGCACGGAGGTTCTTATCTTTTATGTGGTATCTAAATGATGTTGATGAGGGAGGAGAAACAACTTTTGAAAGCGTGACAATTAAACCAGAGCAAGGTAAATTGCTCGTCTTTCCTCCTCTTTGGATGTTTCCTCATCGCGGTGAACCACCCGTGAGTAACACCAAATATATTCTC